GTTGAGTGTTGTCAGGTGGTGCATGGCTGTTTCCCCTCAGGCGTAAGCCGCGCACGGAGCGGCAGAGGTGTGCAGGAACTGCTCGCACACCTGGCGCGCTTGCTCGCAGCGGTCGATATCGAACAGGCCGAAGTGGCATTCCTCGACGGACAGGTCGATCTGAAGCGCGAGCCAGGCGTAGGCCTCCGGGCGAGGCATGTAGCCGTCGCGCCAGATTTGCTCGAAGGGGCGCTTGCAGCGGTTGCGGGCGTCGCGCAGCGGCTTGTCGGCGAGGGTGCCGAGCGGCAGATCGGTATCCGGGGGGAGGCCGACATAGGCGCCGCAATCGCCGCACAGGTAGGCGTATGGCCAGGAGCCGTACGAGCGCCCGCAGTAAATTTCCGAGTTCTCCACCAAACGCACACCGGAGCCGCTGCAGCAACTGCAGGTGGTGGGGATCGGTAGGGCGTGCTTGACCCGCTTCAGGGCCCGGCGGCTTACGTAGGGTAGTGGTGCCGGAGCGTCGAGCCTCTTGGTGCAAAGGGCGCGTAGATCGATCATGGATCAGGCCTCCACTGCCGCAGCTGCTGGCTGTACGCCAGGCATGGTCACGCCCTGCAGGGCGAAATAGATGCGGGCGCAGGCCTGGGCGTCGGCCATGGCGCGGTGGGCCTCTTCCAGCTCTTCGCCGGTGTAGAAGCGATAGGCCTCGCCGAGGGTGGGCAGCTTGTTGCTGGCCAGGCCGACCTTGCCGCGGGTCTCGTAGCAGGTGCAGACCTTCTGAGTGGTGGTCTTGAAGCTGTCGGCCAGGTCCTTGCTGTGGTAGCGCGCCATGGCGATGCGGATGATCCGGTCGTCGAAGGTGGCGTTGTGGGCGACGCGGATGCCGGCGCGGGCGTGGATGGCCAGGAAGCCTTCCAGCGCTTCGGCTTCGCTGATGCCGACGTCCATCGCCATTTCATGGGTGATGCCGTGGATCCGGGACAGTTCTTCGGTGATGGTCCAGCCGTCCGGGCGGACGATGGCTTTGTAGCTGTCGAGCACGGCGCCCTGCTCGTTGTGCAGGATGGCGGCGATCTCGACGATGTGCGGCTGGTGCGCCGACTCGCTGGGCGATTTCCAGTCGGGGAGGCCGGTGGTTTCGGTGTCGAAGACGTTGATGAGCTTGGACATTTCTCTTTCCTCAGGCAAAAGGGGCCCCAACCCACGCCGGACGGACCGGCGAGGCGGGTGAATCAGGGTTTGGTTAGGCGGCGGCCGGGATCGGCTCGGCTATCACGCCGGGCAGTTCCAGGGTCTGGCGTTCGTCGTTGGCCAGGCTGTCCAGGGCGACCTGGTCGACGATCAGCAGATCCTCGGTGGCGTAGCCGGCGGCGATGGCGGCAATCAGCGCGGACTTGTCCACAACGCGGGCGCGCCACTGGCGGGTATCAGCAGGTGATTTCGTCGGTGCGACCTGAGCGGCGGCGGGCTGCTGTGCCGGTTGGGCTTCCGGTACCTCCGGTGCTGCTTGCGGGGTGAGCGCCGCGCGCTCGCGCTCGATCGCTTCACGCTGCTCTTGCAGTTCACGCTGCTGGCGCTGCATTTCTTCCTGTTGCCGACGCATTTGTTCGCGCTGTTCGGCAAGCTGGCGCTCCATTTCGGCGCGGGCGGCTTCGGCTTTCTTGCGATCTTCTTCGGCGGCCTCGAAGGCGAGGCGGTCGGTGAGCATCTGGGTCAGCTCGTCCATGGCGTTCTGCCGGGCCTCTACCGCTTCTTTGGTGAGGTCGTAGTAGTCATGGCTGGCGTCGATCTCGCCGACGCGATCGAGCATGGCGCTGATCTCGTCGCTGGACTTGCCGCGCACCTGGGTGGGCATGGCCTTGATGGCGTCGACCTTCAGCTGCAGGCGGGCGATGCGCTCTTGGCGTTCGCGCTCGACGCGATCATCGACTTCCTTCTTGGCGGCTTTCATCGGGTCTTCGAGTTTCACCAGTTCTTCGGTGATGCGCTTGGCTTCGGCATCGAGGATGCGGCCGGCCTGCAGGTGGGGCTCTTTCTCGCGCTTGCGGGCGGCTTCCAAGCTGGTGCGCAGGCCGGTCAGTTCCTTGATGCCGGCCTTGACCCAGGCATAGCCTTCTTCGGTGTTGGCGTCGGGCACTACGCTGTATTTCTGGCGGAGCGCGGCCAGGGCTGCGTTGGTTTGGCTGTATTCGACGACTTCGACGGTGCCGTTCTTCAGGTCGACGTTCTTGAGGTTGGTCATGGCGCTATTACTCTGCGGTAACGGGTTTCAGGACGGCCAGGCGTGCGGCCGCCGCTTCGTTGATGCGGGTTTCGATGTTGTCGGGGTTGATCTTCACGACCTCGGCCTTGGCGCGGGCGGTCTGGGCGATCTGCTTGCGCATCAGTTCCAGTGCGCGCTCGTTGGGGCAGGCCTCGAGGGCACTGATCTGGCTGCGCAGCCAGTCGGCGAACTCGCCCTTTGCTTCAGTCATGACGGCATCGGCACCGGTTTCGCCGGCTTCGTCGAGGCGCTTCTTGAGATCCAGACCCTGCAGGTAGGTCTCGTCCTCGAACATGCCGAGGTAGACGTCGGCGCAGAAGCCGAGCATGGAGAGGCACTTCTTGATGGCGTCGGTGAGGGATTTCTTCGGCGCATCGAAGTCGGTGTACGCACCCCATGAGGATTTGCGAACGTAAGGGGTATGCCCGAAGTGGGTCAGGGTGTTGCGCTTGCCGCCATGCACGTACCAGAGCTTGATCTGCAGGGTGTGCATCTGCTCGAAGGCGATCACTTCACCGTTCTTGCCGGTAATGGGCGCGCCCTGGTCGTAACGATCGATCAGCACCTCGTAGCCCCAGCCTTTGCCGACCGGGCCGAACAGTTCGGTGGCGCGCTGTACCATGTACAGGCCGTTGATGGACGTGACAGTTCGCCCATCGAAGACGTCGGTCTTGGTGAAGTCCTTGTCGGTGGTCTTCACCTGGTCCCAGAGGGCCAACTTCGAGTTCTGTTTCTCAGCCATTTCGATCTCCTTGATCAGGCCGCTGCGTTGCGGGCGTTCTTGTTGGCTTCGACCCATGCCGTTACCTCGGCCAGGGAGAAACCAGCGGCGGCGCCGCGGGCTTGCGAATCGCTGAGCTTCATCTGCTTGGGGAACGTGCCTGCAGCGATGCGCCGGTAAAGGGTTGGCCGGGACAGGCCGGTGATCTGCATCACTTCCGGGAAGCGGATGAGCCTGTCGTCGGCGGTGGGTGTTGTGCTGGACATGGAAAACTCCGATCAGCCGTACTGGATGGCGCTGGCGAGAAGAACGGCGCCTACGAACACGACCCAGAAGAGGAGGGTGCGGGCGAAGTCCTTGACGGTCATGGCTGCACCTGGTGCTCGATGCACAGCAGTTGCTGGATTTTCTGGTTGAGCTGGTTGGCCTTCAGCTGGGCGTCGGCCAGGACCTGATCGCGGGCGCGTTCCAACTCGGCTACCTCGGCCTGGATCAGGTCGCACTCGGGGACGTCGACGGTCACCTCGGCGGAGCCAACCAGGATGTAGCCGCATGCGTTGTTCGACTTGGTGGGGTCGAAGGGCAGCAGGGTCAGCTCGTATTTCTTCTCGCTGAACTGCATACGAGTCGCGCAGAGGTACAGCTTTTCGGTATGGGTCTTGGGCAGGGCGTTCATGCCGGTACCTCGCAGGTGATGAACCAGGTGCCGCGGTAGCGGACCGTGCGTTTGATCTGGCTGGCGTCGGTCAGGCCGCCGGCGATGGCGCGCTGCATGGCAGCGCTGAACTGGCGGCCGGTGAAGGGCTTAAGCACCGTGCACCTCACGGTCGAGCTCGTAGCGGGCCTCGAGAATGTCTTGCCCGGTCGCTTCGGCGCGGGCGATCCGGCGGCCGAGTTCGAACTCGCAGAAGTCGGCGCGGCTGCTGTCGATGTGGCTGCGCAGCTCGGCCAGCGCCTGCTGCTGCAGGTTGTCGTCGCCATGGATGCGGGAGAGGCAGAGCGCCAGGGTGACTTCGCCGTCCAGGCGCTCGGCGCAGTATTCGGCGAACGCGCTGCAGGTCTGCGGATCACCCTGCTGCAGTTGGTTGAGGATCAGCTTCAGCTGGTGGTCGAAGGCGCGTTCGATGGCTTCCTGGCGATTGATAGCCGCGTAGTGCTCGGCTTCCTTGGCGCCGTTGTTGCTGATGGCGTGGTGCATGGTGGTTACCCCTTCGCGTGATGGCCTTTCGGCTTTGCGTGGAAGGGAATTTAAGCAAGCTGAACTGTCAAGTCAAGTATGCTGAATATTATTTTTTCAGAATGCTGAATTTTTGCTAGGGTATGGATGGGCGTATGCCGTTGCAGAAACGAAAAAGCCCGGCGCTGGGCCGGGCTGAGGAGGGGTAGTGGACTACAAGACGATGGCGGTGATTACGCTGATTATTATCGCTGTGATTGCAATGGCGTTTGCAATCCTGGAATCACGGCGAGCGGATCGGGAGATCGAGAGGGCTTCTTCTGCCCTGGCTTCAGCGCGTGTGAGCCGGGCATCGTCTATCTCGGCCAGCCATGCTCTGGCTTGTCGGCCTACGTCGTCGTCTTGTTCGGCGAGTAGCCGTACTGCGGTTACTCCCTTCTTCTCAAAGGCTGCTCTGTGTGAAATAGGGTCTGCCATGGGCGAGCTTCCTGCTGATTTTGATCTGGATGGCGTTGACGCCTGGCTTCACGAGTTTGCCGAGCTTGCGGAGGTGACCAGGCTGATACGGGAGCATGACATCTGGTATGAGCCGGGCATCTTGCGCATGTGCGAGATGGCGATTGCTCTCAGGAATGATTGGCACCGGCCTGTGGCTGGGCCTACGTCGTCTATCCACTGAATGGGTGCCTGCGGGATTTGGCGATATGAACGGAAAGCTCAGTTCAAGAGAAATCAGAATTATCGAGGACAGGATCAGGCGGTCGCTGCGAATAGCTTTTGTGGCGCCTCTGGTAATCGCTCTCGTGATACCGCTAGCTGAAAGCGTCTTCGCAACCAGCGTTACGGGCAAATGGGTAATGCGATCGCTTTGCTGGCTTTCGTTTTGAGCGTTGCCAGAGCACTCATTCTGGATAGGCGCCTA